GCAAGAATTGTCTGCTCCAACACCTTCACTGCAATCAATTCCGAAAATATATTCATGTCCAGTTATTGGTTCTTCCCATATCCAAAGAGCACCTTTTTGATCTTCTGTTATTGTTGGATCATCATTTTTATCTTTATTTTGATATTTAGCGAATAGTTTTCTTTTGGGTCTAATTTGTTTTAATTCTTGGTCAAGTCTTGCTAATTCGCTTCCGGGAATATAAGTATCTCCAGATCCTAAGAAAACTCTAAGAATTTCCTGCAAGAAGCCTTTTTCGCCCAATTGCGCTTTTTGTTCTTCTGCCCATTCTGGATTCACCTTAGAATTATAATATGGATGTTCGTCATAATCAATATCAATAATATGAAACTTGTTTCTACCTTCTTTTGCTCCCATGTAAAGTTCATAATAATAATTAGCTGTACCGTTTACTGTGCTAACAAGAGAGCAACTACCGCCTGTTGATAAGACTGGATACAAAGCTCTCCAGTCTTTTTCCAAATCTGGCAAGAATGCCGCTTCATCCAAGCAAATGAACGCTACAGACTTGCCACGGGCGGCTTCTGGTGAGAAGAATCGCATACTACCACCAGTTTCAGTAATTTGTTTTAAATGGTCATTCCATTTACCATCTTTTTTAGGTGCTAGCCATTGTGGCAAATATTCAACAGCTCTATCTACGATGTATCCTGCTTCTACAGCTTCTCTATCTGATTTAGAGATAAGCATTGTTGAATAATCAAGAGTGAAAAGAGTTTTATGTAATCCGTAAAGCAAAGTTACAGTTGTTAGTCCGCCCTGACGAAACTTAGAGATGATACTAAATCTGTGATTTTCATAATCGCTAATTACTCTATTTTGATATTTAAACACGACGAATGGAACTAATCCTTTAGTCGGATGCAAAATTCTTATATATTTATGACAAAAATAAGAAAATGATTTTGTGCATTTATATATTTCTTCTTGTTGTCTTTCAACAGAATAAGCTTCTACTTGTTCTTGTGTTTCGTCTGGATCTATTTGAAGTTGATATGAATCTAATTGATAAAAATCAATTGGATATATACTTGCATAGTATTCTTTAATAGATTTAAAATTTTTCTTCCATACACTCATAATTTTTTTACAGTTTCTAGTAAATCAAAAAGCTGTTGTTCCTTTCTTTTTCAAATTACTATAGTAACTATACTAGTGGAGTGTCAAAATGATAACAATTTCAGAAAATTTATTGCAAAAAATTTATTCAGATCTTCGCAATGAGCGTAGACATATGATGTTTTATCTTACAAATGCTGTAAGTATGAATGGTCTTTTATCTGAAGAATATTCTGAACATTTTATGTCAAATGCAAAAGAAGAAATGCAACATGTGAAAGAATTTCAAGAAATGATTGTCGGTCTTGGTGGTAGTTTAACCACTCCAGAGTCTATAGGCTGTGATATGTTTATGATAGAAAACGATGTTCGTCGTGCTGTTTCAAGCGCATTATATTTAGAAGAACAAGTGGTTGAAAATTATGCTTTGAGAATAGAAGAAATAGAAAACGACACATTGATTGATATTGTTACAAAAAAATGGCTTGTAGTATTTTATGAAGATCAACTTAAAAAATCTCGCACCGATGTAGATAAATATAAGAGATTGATTGCGTAAACTTATTAACATTAGAGGTAGCTATGTCGTTTTTCATGAATGTGTTTGATTTTGAGTTTAGAGGTAGTCTTCTTACTGCGGATAGGCAGTATACTCCAACATTTAAAGCACCTGCTAATGTTAATAGATCTGATTATATTCTTAGTGGAAATGCTGAACCTTATAATTTATCATCAGAAAGTAATTTAACACTTTCTTTTTGTTTTGATTCTCAATTTTTAAATTATTCAAATGTTACAGTTAATGTTGTTGGAGCGTCACCTTCAGCAACTACAGCTGCTGAAATTGTAACTGCGCTTAACAGCAACAATGCTTTTTCTAGTTTTTTCGTAGCACAAACATTTACAACAAACATGTATAATGTTACTGGTAAGAAAATTTTAATTAAATCAGTAAAACCAAAAAGTAATTTCAAAGCTTATGTGGTAAATAGTTCAGCAGAAGGAGTTATTGGATTTAATAAAAATGCACCAATTGCCGAACTTCCAAGTTATTTTGAAAGATATTCCATAGCGAACAGATTCAACTATCCAGATTTAGTTGAAAGGTTGTTGTTACTCGATACAAGTAATTCAATTGAAGCTGATTACATTGATGCGGCAGGATTTGATTCATCATCCCCAAAAGCTGATTGGCAGCTTCTTAAGGGATGTAATGATCAATATATGTTCACCAAGAAAATTTACACAAGCGGACTTATTTCTGCCGAAATAAAATATCCTGCTGGCGCTTCTGAAGGTGACGCTGCATTCAAGACTACCTATCAATATACTGGCTCAAGCTTAATTGGAATATGTGAGATTCCACATATTATTGCAAGTGGTGATTTAATCACGCCTCCATGATAAAAAAGGCCAAATCTGTTTTTTTTCAAACAATAAACTTAAACGACGAAAAGTATTCCATGAATTGGAAATATTAATCCATTCTTTTTCACTATTGAAAATTCTCGAATATTGAAGAAAAGCAAAATTACAAGAATGGCTTGAATTGCCCCAAACTGCATCTTTCGAAACATTTAGAGAATTAATAATCATGTTTCTTGCTCCGGCTGATATTCATTTTCTTCCAATCTAAAAGTCCATGCTACTGCTTGTTGGCATGTTTTAACAGTTGGTGGAACAGAAAGATAGTAATCTTTGTATGTTCCGTCTGGTTCTTGAGTGCTGTTAACCACCTTTACATAGCAAACTGGATCATCGAATATGCCTTTTACCTCAAACAAAACTTGTCCCTTTTGTTCATCACGATGAATGATTTTAGTATTCTTGTCATCTAATACTTTATCCATGCCAACTATTTTCATGCCAACATATTTAACTTCGGAATTAGGATGTGCTAACACCTCCTGAAAAGTCAATGACTCTGGCTTCGTAAAGAAGTGTGGTGGAATCCTTACGCCTTCGTAATAATAGTTGATGCTTCCCCATTTATCAGCATCTAGCCCATGCTTTCTTCCATTCTTGTACCAAGTAATTCTAGTGGGTGTGATATAAGCAGGGCCATCATCCTTGTGTAAACGACCTTCTTCATTGGTAAAACGTGTGATTGGGCCAAATGGATATTCTTTAGAAAAGAAGTCCAAACGTGCTTTCCAAGCATCGAAACCTTTATTCTTCATGGCAAGTTCTCCGTTGCCAAGATTATAAGCAAATTCCAAATAAAAACTAGATCAAAATTTTCAAACCCCTTTTACTCATAGAAGCTCCAGCAGAAGAAATTATAATCTTCGTATTCGTCTATTAAATCTGGTCTAATGTGGAAGTCATTTTCTTTTGGAAAGTGGTCAGCAATTTTCATGTTTTCTAATTTGCGTTTGAAACTTCTTACTACAAAATTTCTACAATATTTTTTGCACATTGTTAGAACAGAGTCCGTTAGCTCTTTAGTGAAGTTGAAAACACCATCACCGATTATATTGTCGTAATAAGTTTCGTTGTCACGCCAGTCTTTAACGATCATTGTTGGTGCTTCATACCAAGGGTCAATATCCATTTGAAAATCACTTATTGGTATTAATTTATGTGTACATCCAAGTAGAAGAGTTGAACCACTTGTCATATTTTCCTTATAGAGTTCAACATCTTCTTTTGAAGGAAAATAAGGATATGGCAATTCTTTAGACCAATACAATTTGATATAATCTAAATGTTTTTGGCAATATTTTCTATTAGGCAAAGCCATTTCTTTACAGTTTCTGCATTTGTTTTCCATTCTATTATATATTGAAAAACAGCAGAAAACTAATAAAAATACCGCTCACATTTTATTGTGAGCGGTCTGTAAGTAATTATTTATCAACCTATTTAAGACATTAGTCATCTAAATTGTGGTAAGCCCAATTGGGTTGATAAATCAGTTCTACAGCGTTTAGACTGATGATTACAGAACTACCAATTGGATCTTCCGAGTTAGGCTTTTCGGAACTAGAAGCCCCAGAAGACTCTACAGCACGAGCTTGAGCAAGGACGCAGCAATCGTCAGTAACCTTGCTCAAGATGCCTCTGTAGTTAAATCTAGCGCATAGAATGGCAACTGGTTGACCAATATACTCATTCATAATGGTAGCCATGTTACTACCAGTTGACTTCTCTGGTGATACACGGGAAAAAGTCCTTTTAACAGCCATCTTGATACTCCTTTGTGTTAATAAAACCTAATTAGTCAGCAACCTTCCGTTCTTTTTCAGCTGCGAGGGGGTCGTATTCTCTCTGCCTTGATACACAAATCCACTTTCCTTTGGGAAGAGTGATCACATCATGTTCGTCATGACCGATCTTGATATCTTCATGTTCAGAGAGAACATAGATATCTCCATTTTCATCTACGAAAGATTCCATTTCGGAGATGGAAGGAGACATGATCTTGTGGCTATGTCCTGTGACTTCGCCATACGCTAAGATATTATCTGTCTTCTTCTTCAAGTTCTCAGGTACATTCTTAACAGTCTTGAAGAAGATATCTCCTTGTCGTGCTTGCATAAAAAGTTCTCCTTTTGGCGAATTTCTTGCGGGAACACCAGTAATATAACTGATTCGAGCAAAAAACCAATCAGACAATTCCCCATTTTTCACGAATTCTCATAATTTCCGCATTATCTGGACTTTTTACCATGCTAGCGGCTTTTTCTTGTTTTTCTTTCATTATTTTAAGTTTGGCTTGTGCTTTTTTGTAAAATTTTTCTATTTCTGTTTCCCATTCATTAAGTGGAATGAATCTTTCTAGCACTCCATCTGTTTCTTCATATACAATTCTATTTTTCCAAAATACTTTTATATTCGACATTGATTCTTTG